AATACACTTGCAACGGTGCAGACAGCAAGGTTTGGAATTTTGAAGTTGCGTTGAACCACGACTTCATTTTCTTACCTGCCGACATGTACCAAGCTGGTGACCGCTTGGAGGGTGTAAATGGTATCCTGAAGTTCATCGGAACCTAATCTGCCTGCAATTCACAAATAACGGGGGGAGCAATCCCCCCTTATTTTTAGCCTATGAAATACAAACCAAAACCAAAACCGACATCACGGCCCGGAGGGTGTAATTGTGGTGGTCGATAATTTTTCATTATGCCAACAAACTGTCTAACCGATTTGATATTCGTGCCCGATGGATGCACGTCAACGCCCAGCAACAAGGTGTCATTGGCTACGCTGCCCGGCTTTGATTTGTACCAAGCCGATTATGTTTCTGATGCCCAGCAATCCAGCGGCTACGATGTAATGACTGCGGCCGTTGAACGTGCCGGGGATAAGATTGTCAGCGACTTTCGGTCATTTATGGACATTAAGGGGCGATTTAATTCGGTAGTTGACAAGGGCACGATTGGTTACTTTGATGAGAACAAGGTAAACGATGCAGCCAAGGTTGGTAAATATGCTGGGGTTGAGATATTGGTTAGCGATTACCCATATCTTAAATTCAACCTAAACAGCGTTTCAATATTCTTCGCTGGGGCGGCTACCGATAACATCTACATTATTGATATTATTCAGGGCACGATTATCGATACCATACCATTCACTTCAGTTGCTGGGCAGATTACCGAGGTGCTGATAAATAAAAGCTACCCTACAAACGGCCAAGACCTTCATTTAATGGTTGCGGTTGATGCTGGCTTATCTGCCGCATTTGATACTTGGATAAACCCTACATCGTGCGCAAGCTGCACCAAAGGGCGCAGGTCAAGATTCAGCGACTTGCTATTTACAAGGGCGGTCGAAACCAGCAAAACGGGTTCTTTGACTGACACCAATTTAATAGGGATTGGATATACCCACGGAGTTAGCCTGAATTATTCGATTGAGTGCGATGACAATACTTGGCTTTGTCAGTTTTCAAATCGGCTGCGTAGGGCCATGCTATACGCTTCTGGTGTTGAGTTGATGGATGAAATTCTTTTCAGCGACCGACTTAACAACGTAACCACGATTAACAAAGAAGATGCTAACGAAAAGCGCAGCCTTTACGTTCAGTATTACAACACCGAAATGCAGACCTTGTTGGCTAATTTGCGGTTGCCGAATGATAGGTGCTACACTTGCACCCCAATGGTCGTGAATCGTGTAAATATCCCATAAAATGAAATCTACCTTTGCATACATTTCAGCGTCAATACTTGCATTTTTTGCACCAGTTGCTGGCATCATGATAGCCGTTGGCGCATTTATTAGCCTTGACACCTTGCTTGGCATGATGGCGGCCCATAAATCGGGGGAGAAAATCGAAAGTAAGAAGTTAAGCCGAGTGGTTTGGAAAATGGTTATGTATCAAAGCGTAGTGTTGACCTTCTTCGTGATGGATGTTTTTATCGTTGGCGACCTGCTTGGCCATTTTGTAAACACTTCTTTTGTACTGACCAAGGCGGTAGGCGTTGCCTTAATCGGTATTGAATTCAAAAGCATAGATGAGAATATCGAAAAAATGACAGGCACAACGCTTTTAAAGCGGTTATACGACATAATTCGCAAGGGCAAGGGCATTGTATCGAAAATCAAAGAATAAGCCTTTAGAAACGAATTAATACTTTATTTGTTACAACAGCCCCACATCGGGGCTTTTTTGTGTTGATTTTTTTTGTAGGTTTGGGGTAAATATCAAAAACAAAATATGAAACCATCAATTTACTGCCACACCTTTGCTTACATGCTGTTAGTAGCTGTTATTTTTTTCGGTTGTGGAGAACAAAACAAAACAAAGCAAAGAAAATGCCACTTAATAGTTAGAAATGGAAGCGGATGGAGTTCTGGTGTTTCAACTGTAGAATGCGATAGCTTTCAAATGCATGGCACACGAAAAGCATCTGCTTGGGTTGATGGATATAAAATGAATATCGAAGCAGAAGATGTTATTTATCCGCACGTCAAGTAGCAAAAAATAATTACTACATAGCCAACACAACCACAACAGCCCCACATCGGGGCTTTTTTGTTTTAACACTTTTTAACACTTGTTGTTGATTTCGTGTTGAAATAACTATTAGGTTTGCAGTACAAATTTCATTAACACAAATAACTATGGCAACTTGTGAAAAGTTAAAAATCAAACAAATTGAAGAAGGTTGGCAAATCAAACACCCCAAACATGGACATCTAACTTATTCGGGATTGGCAACAGTTAATCCGTATAGCGACAAACCAAAAATCCCGCACTTGCACATTTTTTGGAGTGATGTAGATGAAAATGGCAACAGCACCCAAATCATTGAAAAAAACGGCAACACTGTAGTAGAAGTTATCCATAGATTTTAATACACATATACCCATGAAAATCACCCTAATCGAATCGCCCCTTGTTGGCGGTAGCAAAATCCAAATTATCGGCAAGCCCGACAAAGGTAGGCCGATACTATTCGCAACATTCAGGTCGCAGCCACCTTTGATACCAAGAAAAATGGTAATGCGACAAGCAAACAACGTTCTTTTTAATTTAATCACCTTTTACAAACAAAACCCATGAAAAACAACGGTAAAGTAAACATTCACGGCAGGGAGTACGAAACAGTAGCTCTTCGTGTGCAAAAGTTCAAGGCTGCATGCCCTGACCATTCATTAACAACTGAGGTGCTGACAAGAGATGCCGAATGCGTAGTGATGAAAGCAAGCATCTTCAACCCTGAAGGGCGGTTGGTAGCAACTGGCCATGCTGAAGAATATCGCAAGGCATCCAGCATCAACAAAACATCGGCCCTTGAAAACGCTGAAACATCGGCAATCGGTAGGGCATTGGCAGCCTTTGGTCTTGGCGGTACTGAATTCGCCACGGCAGATGAAGTGGCAAACGCTATCGGCCAAGAAAAGGCACAGGCGCAAGCAGCCCCAGTAGTGATTGATTTTTTGACCTTGCCCGATCCGCAGCAAGAATTGGTCAACACCTTGTTCGACATCAGCCAGCAACTGCCTGACGTTAGCAAAGAAAAGGCTAACCCGTTTGCAGATGCCGATTGCATATTTGTAAAGCATTGGGCGAAGGATGAAGCCACGGTGAAAAAAGCAATTGACATCTACACCAAACAATTGAAGTGATGCAAGATTTCAAAATAAGATGTTCTGCCATTGGTCAAATTATGGCCAATGGCAGGGGGAAAGATACCGCCGGAGCAACGTGCTATTCATATCTGCAGGACTGGATTGTCGAGCAGATTTACGGGGTTCGTAAGCAAATCGACAGCAGGCCTATGGAGAAGGGCCGAATGGTCGAAGATGAAGCCATTGAATTCGCTGGCCAGCACCTGAACTGGTTTATGCCCGAGAAGAACGAAACCTTTTTTGAGAATGAGTTTTTGACTGGGACGCCCGATGTTATTCACGGCAACACCGTTGTGGACATCAAATGCCCTTGGGATGTTTTCACATTCCCAATGTGGGAAAGAAACCCACCGAAAGGATATTGGTATCAACTGCAGGGGTACATGCACCTGTTGGGGCTTAAAAGGGCCCAGTTGGTGTACGTGCTAATGCCGACCCCTGAAGAACTTGGCGGCATCCAGTTAGATTTGACCAATATCCCAGCCAAATATCGGTTGAAAGTATTTGACATTTACTATGACGAAGCCACCATAAATGCCATCTACGAACGGGTACAAATGTGCCGCAACATTATCGAAGTTGAACTTTTACCGCAATTACAATGACTGAACGACAATTTGAACGCTATCTTTTGAAACAGGACAACGATAGGCTGCTGAAGATCCGCACCGAAATTGACCGGATAATCAACAGCCGAAACGATGAATTCTTTAAGATGCATTTAAAGACCGAACACCAACGATATGTAATCAAAGCCGCTGCAGATTACTGGGGGTTGCCGTACGAAGCGGCATACAGCAAGCGAAGGTTTCGTGAAGTAAAACATTTCAAGCATGCCATGAGGTTTGCGATGCGATGCGCTACGTCTATGAGCCTTCAGGACATTGGCAAGATGCTGAATTGCGAGCATGCAACGGTCATGCACAGCATCAAGTTTGTGCAGGATTCAATCTTGGCCGATCCGCAATACTACATGCGCTGCATCGAATTTTGCGAGCATATAAAAATGGTCATGCAAGAATTGGATTTGAACAAAAATACACCTATCTTCACGTCAATTAATTACAACTAACACACACAAACAATGAGACACAACATTATCAAAACCGAAAACTATCTGCTGGTAGTAGATGATTCGGAGATTAAAGAGGGAGATTGGATATATGAATCCGATTCTAATAGCGTTAATATTGCAGGCAAAGGATATCATAATTTTACCCAATCGGACGCAAAAATCATAGCCCACCTACCGCTCAACAACTCACCTGTTCTTGAAGGTGTGCCACTTTTGCCACCGCTTGAGGATGAGGTTCTGGAATTGGTACAAGCCTATGTTATAAACACACCCGATAATGAACCCTTAAGAGTATATGCTTTTATAGAAGGCTACAACAAAGCCAAAGAGAAGTATAAGTACACAGAGGAGGATATAATGAAAGCTGTTGTATTTGGATATAGACAAAATGGTAGAAATGGACACATTGATCATGAAGAAGAAAGAGATTTTATCCAATCCCTCCAACAACCTAAGATGCCTGTTGGGTTTGAGTGTGAAGTGGAAAGGATATATCCTAACCCTCAGACTATATCAAAAGAATATGATTTCGATGATATTTTGATTGAGCGAAAAACAACCACAAACTCACAAGGCCAAACCGTTTGGGTAGGCAAATACATTTATTAACCATTAACACACACAAAACCATGAGAAAAGAGCAATTAGAACAGCTTGGCTTTGAGCAAATCAAGGACGGCAGTTGGGCCCAAATGATTCGCCCAACGTATTTAGATGTACCTATTATTGTACGTTCTTATCCCGACAAAGAAACGGCAACCGCTTCGATTGCCATTACCCAAAACGGGCAGAAGGGCGAACTGATAATCGGCACGTGCGCCAACCGGGCGGCTGACCTTAAGCACCTGCTGTCTTGGCTGTCGATGGACGGCAAAGAAATCGGCCAGCATATCGTAAGCAAAGCAATTCAACGTAAGAAACTAATCAAAACCAAATAAACCATGTTACAACTACAATTGATTGGCCGTATCGGCAAAGATGCTGAACTGGTCGGCAAAAACAAAGACATCACCACCTTTTCGGTGGCCGTTGGCAAAGGCGAAGAAACCCAATGGTTTCGCTGCACGCTGTTCGGTCGTGACGGCAAGCCAGCCGGGGTTGCAAAATACCTAAGCAAGGGCACGCAAGTGTACATCAGCGGTCGGCCTGTGCTGGACGTTTACAAGGACAAAGAAGGCAACGACAAGATCGGCAACGACATCAAGGTTTTAGTCAACCAAGTCGAACTGCTTGGCGGTCTGCGTACCGAAACAGGCGGCGGCCGTTTACCTGAACTGCAAACCGATGGCGAGAACCTGCCATTCTAAGATAGTGTGTTAGGTGTGAAATTGCCCTGGCCGAAAGGTTGGGGCTTTTTCTTTTTACGGCCAAGTGTTAAAAAGTGTTAATGCCGATTTTCGTATTGATATTCTTTTTAGGTTTGCTGTACACTAAAACATTTACACCATGAAACAGATTATTGGATTTGCAACACAATTTTATACGCTTTGGAATTACGAGGCTGTTCCTCAATACAGAACAGATAGCTATGGTAATCATCACCAAACTGGTGTTGACCATAAATACTATTACTGCAAGAACATTTCAACCAATTTGGATAAGGTGAAATCACTATATCCAAATGTTGAAATTGATAGCGAACTTCGTGGCACAAAATCATTTACAAGAAACGAAAAACTTGATTTGCCTAACAATTACTTTTGGGGAGGCAAATATGCTGGAATGTTTATTGATGAAGTTATGGAATTTGACTTCAAATATTGCCTTTGGAGTGCAAAAAATTACGATATGCCATATATCACTAATCACCCAAAATATATTGCACATTTCGAACAAATTGAAAAGCAAAATCAATTAGAAATTGCCCAGGCAAAAACCGTAAAGGTAGGTGATATTGTTGAGTTAGAATTTTACAGAAACGGATTTAATGCTAATGGTAATTATACTGAGTGTTGGACAGAAGCAATTTTAGGCGATACGACATTAAAGGTTCTTTGTAAAGGAGCTAAACCAGTAGGTGGCATGTACCCATATCTGATGCCTATTGTGAATGGTATAGCGCAAAAAACAAAGGGCAAAAAGATTGAAGTGAAAGTTTTAGAGGTTTTAAATACTTTTAATTATGGAGGCCAAATCGAACAACAAATAAAAATAGCATAACCCCTTAACAACAAACACCATGATTTACGCAAATCACCTTTACAACTTGGCAACATCAAAGCCAAGAATCACAATGGCCGAAATCGAAGCCATGTGCCTTGACAAAGCAAAGCAGGGCGAAATGTACTGCTGGGTTTTCAACCCGATTGCTGAGGATGACATTGAAAAGCTGCGAACCAACGGCTTTGAAATCGAAAAGCACAACAATTCAAGTTACCGGATTGACTGGGCAAAACCTACTAACCTTTAACCTTTAATACACAACACCATGAACACACCAAAATCACTAATCGAAATCGGCATCGCCTACAACCAAGAAAAGATGCAAGTTATGATGGCCATGCAAATGAACGGCAAAGGCCTTGTGGACTTTGTTTCAAACTATCCAGACCACGTTGCCATTGTAGCCTTCGACTACGCCATTAAAAGCTACCCATACGGTGCTGACATCGAACGGCACGAACAAGGGATTCGGCACGGCACAACCGTAATCGGCGAAGATATGTGGCCACTTTGCACACCTTCGGACGATGGATACAGCCTTGAATTGTCAAAATTCGGCGGCGAACCGCAGCAAGATGTGGCTTGGTATTCGTTTATAAGCGACAGCGACTTTATGCTAATTTACAGCAGCAAAAAATGGAGCATCGGCTACCAAGAAGATGACCGCTGGTTGGCAATTGAAGGCATGACCAAAGAAGTAGTAGACAATGCCAATGCGATGCCGTTTCACGATGCATTTGAGTACATGCTGAGAATGGTTTCGGCCATTAAAGTAGGTGCAGAATGGTGCGATATTTGACGGATTCTTTGTATATTTGATGAGGCCGTAGCAAGCCGATTGCCAAATGAATAGATTAACAAAAATTGCCATGCTGCCGTTGGCTGCGATATCCGAGGGATGGTTCCCAATTGCTACCGGATTTTGCGACTTCGGGGCATGGCATTACTAATTTTAACGCTATGTGCGGCTACATTCAACTTCATCGTAAGATAAAAGATTGGGCATGGTATCATGATTTGCCAGTAAAATCTGCCTTTATTCATTGCCTGCTTTCGGCAAATTTCATGCAATCAAAGTTCGGCAAACTAACCGTTCAGGCTGGACAATTCGTTACCAGTTATGAAAGATTTGCCGACCAATCAGGCCTTACAAAGAAGCAAGTTAGAAGGGCAATTGAAATTCTTGAAGATAGTGGCGAAATCGTTTGGAAAGGGCACGGTAAATTTTCGCTTGTAACCCTTGTAAATTGGGCGGTTTACCAAGGTTTAGAAACGACAAAAGGGCAAACAAAGGGCACATCAAAGGGCATAACAGAAGGCACATCACAGGGCACATCACAGGGCATATATAATAAAGAAGGTAATAAAGAAATAATTAAAGAAGGTAATAAGAATGTAAGCACATACACCCGTGAAGATTTTTGCAATGATTTGTTAGGTGATTTTAAAACCGATGAAAACCTTCGTGAAGTAACGATGATGTGGCTTAAAAGAAAAAAAGTCATTACCAAGCAAAGTATGCTGATTTCAAAAAAAGAAATTGAAGGGCATACGGTTGCCGAAATGTACACCGCAATAATGTCGGCAGCAGAAAAGAACTGGGCGCAGCTATATGGCAGAAAAGAAAAGCAAGCCAAAGGCACATCAACAAGTTTGCCGGCAGGTAAGCCTTGGTTAGACCCAGCAACGATAGCAGCAGCAGAACGAAGCACCAAGCGTTTAGAAGCCTTGGCCAACCCTTCACCTGATATGCCGTTTTAATTTTTTTATACCTTAGCAGAATGAAAACCTACAAAACAACAACACCACAATTTTCGATTACGAAGAACAAAAGCGATTTCCCAAAAGCCAAAATAACATCAAGCAAAGATGCAGAGCAATTTATTAGGCAATTTTATCATGATGATATTGGCATTTACGAATCGTTTTTTATTTTATTGCTGAATCGTGGCAATATTACGACAGGATATGCAAAAATAAGTCAAGGCGGTACAGCAGGCACAGTAGTTGATATTAAAATAATAGCCAAATACATTGCCGATACGCTTGCTCACGGGATTATTCTTGCACATAATCACCCAAGCGGCAACACAAATCCTTCACAGGCAGACTATACAATAACAAAAAACATACAAAAAGCAGCACAGTTATTTGATTGCACCCTTTTAGACCATGTAATTTTGACTGAAGAAACCTATTTTTCTTTTGCTGATAACAGTAAATTGTAAACATGAAAACCTACACACTAACCGAAACAACCCTTGACCGCCGGGCAATTGAACTGGCAAACATCGTATTTCAACCAAACAAAATGGTTTTAACAAAAGAACGGGCCGCCGCCGTGCGAAAGCTTTGCACCGCATTTGACACCAACAAATCGTTTTTCTTGACGGGTGATACGGGCACAGGCAAAACAATCTACACACGTTTATTCTTAGCGGCACAACCCGAAAAGCAGTTTACCTTCTACAACATGCGGCATTTATTTCGTGAGTATGCGGCGATGAAAAACCCTGATGAATTCATCTTGGCGTTCATCCACAAAACCAAGTACGGGCATTTGATTTTAGATGATGTCGGTGCAGATGAAGCGGTCGGTGCGTTTGGTCGGCAGAACACGATCCTATACGACATTATCGAAAGCCGAATGGATAGCAAGTTTATTACTGGCATTATTTCAAACAACACGTTGTCCCAAATTTTGGCAAGATTCGGGACTGATGGGCAACCTGATGCACGGCTAATGTCACGCTTTAAAAAATGGGAAACGATTATCATGCCGGGTGATGACCTTCGGGGGGAGGTCGAAGTGATGCCGCTTGCTGAATGGCCAAAGGTTGTTTTGCCAGCCGAACCCGAAGAACAAGGTGTGCCATGCCCCGACCATCTTCGTGCTGAGATTTACGAAAAGTTGGGCATTATTGCCAATCGGGTAGTTGAAGCGCCGCCAAGCAAAGCCGATGAAATGCGCAACGCTTTTTGGGGCAAATACACACCGCCGCAATGAACATCACCGAAATCGAATCATACTGGCAAGGTATTGATTTGACTAAGCCGCAACCGAAAATCCAAATCGGCTGTGAGCACATTAACGACCTTGGCATGTTTACCAAATCGCATATCGCAATTTTGAAATACAACGCTGGCAAAAGGGCATTTCTGCCGTACTTTGAACGCTTGCATATGGTTACACTTGCACACATGAAACTTATGGCCTAAATTTGCCATATGCCCAAAGTCGGTGAACATCTTTTGCAATTGGCCTGTGTGCGCTTTTTCAGGCAGTATTATCCTGACCTATATCGCAACCTATGGCACACGAACGGCAGGGCAATCAACGCATCAAACGGGGCCGTGCTGAAAGGCATGGGTGTAGTCGCTGGGGTGTCCGACCTATTGTTTTTCTACAAGGGCACGTTACACGGCATCGAACTGAAAATGGGTAATGGCCGCCAAAGTGATGAGCAAAAAGAATTTGAAAAGATGCTAAAGTCGAACGGGGGACGTTATTACATTGTACGTACATTGGACAGCTTCGCAAATTTAATTAACGAAATCATCAAAAATGGTTAAACTTGTACCAATCGGTTCGGTGAAGGGAAACAGCCGCAACCCAAGATTTATACGGGATGAAAAATTCAAAAAGTTGGTGGCTTCGCTTGTGGAGTTTCCTGAGATGGCTACTATTCGTCCTTTAGTGGTCGATGAAACCATGACCGTTCTGGGCGGCAACATGCGTCTAAAGGCAATGCAAGAATTGAAGTGGAAAGAAGTGCCGATTGTGGTTGCCGAAGGATTGACCGATGCACAAAAAGATGAATTTGTGATAAAGGATAATGTAGGGTTTGGGGATTGGAATTGGGAGCAGTTGGCCAACGAATGGGATGCTGAGGAGCTTACACGTTGGGGGTTGGATATACCGGGATTTGATGCCGAAATGCCCAACGATGAACCTGAAGAACAAGACGCTAACACATTGATTGTGGAGGCCGATGTCATAACCTTAGAAGACCTTTTCGATGAACTTAAAGGCCGAGGGTTTAATGTTTCAATGAAGTAGTATGCCGAACAACAAAACCGACAATAGAAAAAAACTGCTACTGGAGGCCCTTGAAAAGTCGCTTGGCATTGTTACAACCGCTTGCAAGGCGGCCAATATTTCAAGGGATTGCCACTATGACTGGTTGAAGAACGATGAAGAATACAAGCGGCAAGTAAACGAAATAAGCGAAATTCAACTTGACTTTGTCGAAAACAAGCTAATTGACAGAATCAACAAGGGCGACACAACCGCCATAATCTTCTACCTGAACAGCAAAGGCAAGGCAAGGGGGTATAACAGGCAGCACGAAGAAAAGCGGGAGAACGTCAAGTGGCCAAGCAACTTTACTTTCAACATCGTGAAAAACGATGAAGAGGTATAACTTAAACCCGAAGCAGCACGAAACATTAACCGCCAGCGAAACCCAACGGCTGTATGCATATGTCGGGGGGATTCGGTCAGGCAAGACCATAACTGGGGCGCATTGGGCCCTGCACAACATCATTCATCAACCCGAAATAAAGGGAGGCATCTTCAGTAATACGGTCAGCCAGTTAAACACGGCAACCTTATCCGAATTCATCGGCGTGCTTGAAGCCTATGGCCTTTTCAAAGGCGAACACTATGTGGCCAATAAAGACCCCGAACGCTACTTTGGTTACAAGTCGAAGTTTGAAAAGCACAACGGGGTGTGGTCGTTTATGAACGGGGCGCAGGTAATTACGTTTAGCATTGAAACAATGATACGGGGTATTGAACTGGGATGGTGCTGGGGTGATGAAGTGCAAGATGCGGCCATCGATAGCCTGAATATCGTTATGGGCCGTATGTCGGGGGCGAAGTTTCCACGAACGCTTTGGACAATGACCCCGCCAATGGACAATCCCGATATTGACGAACTGATATGGGGTGAAAAGCAGATAGCGCACACGATCGGCACAACGTATGACAACAGGGCGAATCTGCCCGAAGGCTACATCGAACAGTTAGAAAAGACGTATGACAGCCTGACATTCAAACGTGAGGTGCTGGCCAATCGGGTTACCATGTCGGGCCTGAATTGGCTTTATTCGTTTGACCGTCAAAAGCACGTTGGGGGTAAGGCCACCTACGACACCAGCATGCCCGTTTACGTTAGCATTGACTTCAACAACAACCCATTCACGGCTATCTTAGCGCATCGGGGCAGACACCAAGATGGCAAACAATTCATTCACTACTTCGATGAAATAACGCTGACCGCCGACCATATCCAAGGCAAGACCTTCATTGAAGCTATGGTTGAAGAAATCTTCAGGCGAACCCCAGCGCAAGTGCAGAACAGGTTGTACTTTGTAACGGGGGATGCTTCAGGTAGGCAGCAGTCGGTCATCGCCAAGGTAGGGCAAAATATGTGGTCGGAGATTGTGGACAGGATGCGCATCAGCACGAACAACCTACTTGTGCCAAGGTCTAACCCACCCCACCAAGAATCACGGCGGTTATGCAATAGCATATTCAGTAACTACGATGAAATACTAATTAACCCCAAGTGCAAGGTGCTAATAAGGGATTGCGAATTCGTGAAAGCGTTACCTGATGGCGGTGTTGATAAAGGCAGCCGGGCGAAGGTTGACAAGCGTGCCGATGCCTTGGACTGCCTAAGGTATGACCTTCAGGCCAACAATCGGCAGTTTATTTTCAGGTAAGTGGTCATATAAGGGGAGAAACAAGTGGTGTTTGTGCCGTATATGACAAGTTGTATCGTATAAAAAGCCATCACTTTCAAACCGATTGCATAAATTTAGGCTATGGCAGAATACAAAGGTTGCAACATCGGGCCCTCCGACCGCAAGGGCAAAAAGTACAAAGCGCAATGCGGTGACAATCCACCCGTGCATTTCGGGGCAAGCGGATATCGAATTAAACCCGGCACATCTGCTGGTGATAGCTACTGCGCAAGGTCGCAAGGCATCGAAGGTAGCGGCAAAGGTAGTGCGAATTACTGGGCCCGTGAACTTTGGTCATGCCGTGGTAACAAATCGGTAAGCGACAAACCATTCTTTGGCAAAATAAAACTATAAGCATGCAAGACCACGTGAACCAATTACTTGAAGTCAACGACCTATGGCCCGGCGATATTGTATTTGCCAAGATTGACCCCGAAAGCCCAGCCATTGTAGTTACCATTTGCTATGACGGCAGCGATAAGTTGAAGTATGGGGTTAAGCATATTGACGGGGTTGATAGCTATTACCGATACGAACTACTTAGCGAAGTTGAAGCCGAAATACGCCGCATCACGGGTAAATGACTACCAAGGACTACATAGCCAAACTGAACAAGGCAGAACGGGCAATTAACGGCAAGCGGTTTGTAGGTTTGTCTTCGCAGATTGGCCGTAAGCAGTTCAAACGGGTGTTTCAAGAAGGTTTAGATGCTGGGGGCGGGCCGATTAAGCCTGAATATTCAACCAAGCCGATAAGCATTAGCCGAAATCAAACACCAATAGCATCGGCAGCAGGCACATACGAAGGTGGCTACAAAGAATTCAAACGTGCATTAGGTAGGGGCAAGATGGTATTGTTTCGCCTATTCAGCCAAATGTATCTGCAATCGATTGTCAACCCTGAACTGCGAATTAGCGACAATGGGTTTGTTATAGCGACAGGCATGACCTACAACGCTGGCAACCCAAAAGGCAAAGTTGATGCGCTTTTAGACAAATATGGCGATGCTTTCAAGTTTTCGGATGCTGAACGCAAAGAATTTACCGAAAGGGCCGAGCAAATTGTCGTAGATTTGTTCAAATGATAAGCGACATTCTATCTTATTTGAACGCACGACTGCCCAACATTTCGGCAGTTGCAAGGCCATTATGCCAGCTTGTAGAAGAAACGGGTAAGGACGGCAACCTGCGCACCTTCCCAGCTATTTACGATGGCAAAGGCAACCTTGACTACATCACACGATTTGACTGGCGCACTGGCATGTCGTTTTGGTTGAAGAACGGGGCAGAAGATATTGAACTGCTGGATCGGGTACGTGCAAACAAAGAACGGGTGCAAATCACTATCCCCCTGAAGTTTCACTGGATTGGTACACGCAGCACATGGCAGAACGATACGCAGTACCTTGAACAGTACATCTTACTTGCGCTTCAAAAGGCAGTAACGGTTGACAATATCCCAAGCCTGCGGGCTACCCTTGGCCTTGACCGAATCAAAACGGTTGTAACCAATCGGCAGTACGGCGCAGAAACGTTGGACGGGGTGTTTGATAACATCGACCTTCGGTTGCCGCTTGACATGGCCGCTGCTATGCTTGAGGTGGATTTAACCATTACGGGTGACCTGAACTGCATTGTGGGCGCATCTTGTCCCGGCATTGCCGACCTTCTACTGCTTGAAAGCGGTGACTTTATTTTAACAGAAACTAACGACTTTATCGAAATCTAATGGCAAACCAAAAGGTAACACAACTAACCGCTGCGACTACCAGCAACGATGCCGACCTGCTGTACGTTGTGCAGGCTGGGGTATCGAAGAAAACCACAAAGCAACTGCTAATGGCATCGACCTTGGCGGTAGCTAACAGCGCAGCAAGTACGGCGGCATCTGCAAACACCAACGCAAATAATGCCCTTGCAACGGCAAACAACGCTTTAAGCCAAGTTAATAATGCGGTGCAGAAGTCAGGGGACACGATGACTGGGGACTTGGATATGGGCGGCAACGAACTTCAAAACCTTGCTACGCCTTCTGCGCCTGATGATGCGGCTACCAAGGACTATGTGGACACCAATCTTGCTGGCAAGTTAGATACTTCAGGCGGCACGATGTCGGGGGATATTGACATGGGCGGCCAAATGGTTGAGAATCTTGGCACACCTACCAACAACACCGATGCTGCTACTAAGGGGTACGTTGATACGGGCCTTGCTGGCAAGTTAGATACTTCGGGCGGCACGATGACTGGTGCGCTGAACATGGGCAACAACCCGATTACCGTTCTTTCAAGTCCATCGGCTTCAAGTGATGCGGCGAATAAAGGCTATGTTGATACTGCATTGGCTGGCAAGCAAAACACGGTTGCCACCACTACGGGGGTTGCGATTACCCTTGACACACCGAAAGAATACGGCACGTATGCATCACCTGAAACGGGCAACATTGCGGTTAGCCTGACTAATGCGGTTAGGGGCATCGACCAAATTGTTTATCACGATGATACGGTTGCGCCTTTGATTGTGGTAACTGGAGGCACAGCGGTAAAGTTCGGGCCGATTGATTATAGCCTTACCAAAGTAAACCTGATTGTGTTCTTTTGGATGGGAGGGACTAATGTTGGGTACATCATAACACCAGCGGTTTAATGAGGAGGCTGAGGTTACAAATGATGGCTGGGGGTCAGCCGCCATTGCTTTTAGATTTATACCCTAATGCAGCAGCGGCTTATTCTTTGCGCAAATTAAGAACGGCATATAGTGGTAACGCAATTAGGGTTAGAAGGTCAAGCGACAATGCCGAACAAAATATTGGGTTTGACATAAACGGTAATCTTGACACAGCATCATTAACCGCATTTTGTTCAGGAACGAATGGATTTGTAACCACATGGTATGACCAAAGCGGAAATAGTAGACAGGTAAGTCAGGGTACCGCAATTAATCAACCGCAAATTGTTGTTAATGGTACTATTTTAACCGACAACGGAAAACCGTCAATGAATTTTGACGGGTCTAACGATATTTTTATTAGAAACGAGAATATATCTTCAAATATTTATATGTCAACATTTACCGTTGGAAAATTAGATAGTTTAACAGCCAGATTACCATTTTGGGATTTATCACGAATTGGTAATAATAACTATATGTTTGAAACAAATACATATTTGACTTCAGGACAAAGATTCGGACTTTATACCAACACATCTATTGATTCGTCAAAATCAACAACACTAACACCAATTCTATCTTCAATCATTGCAAATACATCAATTAATGGGAATGTAATACAAAATACCGATTATTTTATAAATGGAATCAACGAAGCTTTAACTTTGAAATTTGGTACAGGCACCTACCCAAGCTATGCTTCAAGTACGGAATATTCAATCGGAGGGGCAACTTATGGTGTTTTTGACGGTAGAATACAAGAATTTGTTTATTATCAATTAAACCAATCCTCAAACAGAATAGGCATCGAGTCAGATATTAATTTGCATTACAACATATTTTAACATACCATGATAGGCTATAAATTTGACACGATAGAAGTAGCAGAAAAGGCGGTAAGCGACTGCGACAAATACTACGGCATACCGGTTGCCCCCGATGACGTTACCCAACATTGGGTTGAGTATGCCGAGGCAAGTTACAACCAGCCTGTGTTTTGGTACATGGCCTTCGATGAAAGCCTGTTGCCTATCCTTGGCGAACCTACCGAATTTGAAGTTATTCAACCAGACCCATTTAAAGATGCGACCAATTAACCACATTGTATTACACACGACCGCCAGCGCAGTAACTGCAACGGCAGATAGTATCAACCGCTACCACAAAAAGGTGCTAAACTGGCGTTCACCCGGCTACCATTTCATCATTGAACGTGACGGCAAGGTGGTTGAAAACTGGCCGATCACCAAGCCCAGCAACGGGGTGAAAGGGCACAATCACGATAGCATTCACATCAGTTACATTGGTGGCATTGATGAAAAGGGCAAGCCGAAGGACAACCGCACGAAAGAACAGCGCAAGGCAATGGCTGAATTGGTGAACAGGCTTGCGAAACAATTCCCAAATGCTGAAGTATTGGGGCATCGGGACTTCCCGAATGTTGCCAAAGCCTGCCCTTGTTTCGATGCTAAAAAATGGTGGGCAACCGTTAAGAAATCTTAAAAAAGGTTTGGCCTATTGCATTTTTGCTACATTTGGCTAAACCAAAAAGGGAAACCATGAGTAAACAAAAGATTGAAATCATTGAGGCTTACCTTGATGAACAGCAACCGGGATTCTTTGCCCGAACATTAGCAAGAAAAATCGTGGCCGAAAACCCCGGCATATTTGACCAAACCGACAAAGAAATTGACGGTGTAAGGAGGGCGATTAGGTATCGCATTGGAACTGTAGGAGATTTTAATAGACAGTGGGCGAAAAAATCGGGCACACTTCGTGCTGAGTTTGTTCGTGATGAGATGAAGCCCAGCGAATACATGGCCAATTTCATTCAGCGTGGCGAAACAACAAGCAAGGCCGATTGGCATTTGCCGAAGCATCACCGCAAGGTATTGGTCTTATCCGACATACATATCCCGTACCATTCTTTGGAGGCATTAGAAACGGCTATTGATTACGGGTTTAAATCAGGCATTGACGGCATTTACTTAAACGGTGATGTGATTGATTTCGCCAAGATTAGCCGTTGGGAAAAAGACCCTGCCATTACTTCTGCAGTTGTTGAGGTCGGCATGGCCAGAAACTTCTTTGAGGGCATTTCTAACCTTGGTGTTGATGTGTATTACAAACTTGGTAACCATGAGGATAGGTGGGAACGCTACATCTTACAGAACGCACCTGAACTGCATGGCCTTGACGGGTTGCAATTGAAAAAGGCCCTTGGCTTGGATGACTTTGAAATCGAACTAATCGACAGCAAACAAGTGGCCAAGTTCGGCAAGTTAAACGTCATTCACGGCCACGAATTCGGGGATAGCATCTTCAGCCCTGTTAACCCAGCACGTGGGTTGTTCTTGCGTGGCAAGGCATCTACCTTGGCTGGGCATAACCATCAAACATCGGAGCATCACGAAAGTGACCTGAACGGCAAAGGAGTTGCTTGCTTTTCAACAGGTTGCCTTTGTGATTTGCGCCCAGCGTATCGGCCATTTGCTTTCACCAAGTGGAATCACGGTGCGGCCATTGTTGAGGCTGAAGAAGACGGCAACTTTAGTGTTGAGAACTTTCGCATTGACAATCGCAAGGTACGATGAATTGGACGGGGTTTCTTTTGCGGCATTGGGGCATCTTAGCCCTGATTGCCGCTTTTATTTTGGGTAAGCAGTCCTGCAACTACAAGGCTGAGGCCGAACGGCATGCCAGCAATTACGTTGCTATTCAGCAGACGGCATCGGCAACCGCCCGAACATTGACCTTGACAAATGACCAGTTACGGGAAGAGAATCGGCGGCTACTTGATAGCCTGAAAATCAAAGGCAGCCGTGTTGAATTCGTGTACCGCACCAAGTGGCGCACCAAGATTGATAGTTTTGAGGTAGAGGTTGATAGGTGGCATATCGAAACTTTGCCGTGCCCGATCCAATCCTTCAAACTTGACACCATGTGCATGAAATTTGCCGCAATTGTGCATCCCGAAAAGCCAGCCGTTGTTACGATTCAAACCGACTACGAATTGAACGTGGTGGGATATTGGGAAAGGCCCGGCAAATGGTTTGGTGGCAAGTTGTGGAGTGCGATACTTGGCAAGAAAGATGCTTATGTCAAAATTTCATCACCATGTTTTGCCGATTCTTCTGTATATTTGAACAAATTCAGCAAAGCACAATGAACCCTATCTGCCCCCAAGATTTAACACCAGCGAAGGTGTTGTCTGCACCTACGAACTGCCAATTGGCTGCCGACCTTGAAATCGGTACCGCCAATCCCAGCACCGCTTATGACGTATTTATCGTGCATAACGGGTCAAAAAAGGTGTTAAAGTATGATATAGTGAGCAGCGTTAGTGGTATGCTTACTATTGATTTGACCGTGAACCCGTTGTTCTTCAACAACACGACCACCTACACTTTATTCGTGGTGGCAGACGGTGATGACGTGGCGAACTTCGTGCCGATTGACGGGGCATACGATGGCTTTCTTTTAACCTTTTGGCGCAGCGACACGGCCGCACCTTCAACACAAATGATTCAACCACAATAAACAACCAACAACCATGACAACACTTCTTTTAACTTCGCTATTCATCTTCGGCCTGTGGCTGTCTTCAGTCGATGGCATGATTTTAGATGACCTTCGCTGGCGTTTCATTTCGCAGTTTCCCGAACTTGCCAAACCAGTAATTGACTGCCCTACCTGTATGGCTTCGGTGTACGGCACGATTGCATACTGGGGGGATGTGATTATCGCAAACCAGCCCGTTGATGCGCTGACCGCAATCGGCTGGCCCATCTTCGTGTTCTGCCTTGCTGGGTTGAACGGTATCATTCTAAAACTTGCCAAATGGTCGTAAGTAAGATTACCAAGTGGCTGGTTAAACACTACCCCGATGCGGTGTTGGTTGCCTTGAAACCTGATGCCAAGAACTGGAAAGCTGGCTGTGAATTCATGGTTGACATTGACGGCCACAAATACTACAAGTTTCGTGATTCAGGTGACGTGCCGCTTGTCAGGTACAAAGAAATTCAGGCTGTCTTAATTCAGTTGGATAATCGGCTTACATCCGATGAACTGACCAGTATTTTGGCAATTGCACGTGAAAGCGTGGTGGCTGCCATTGAAGGGCAAAGCCGAAAGGATAGGGGTAAAGGATTACAACAATGCTTATGGGCGATTCAAGAAGCCGAAAGTAGGCACAAAGAACTGGGGTTGCATACTGACCTGATTGTTGAGTTGGCAGCGTTAAACCTGATTAGGGATGATGAAAACCCGTTTGAAATAAACGAAACGATTCAGGCCGAGAAACTGAGGTTGTTTAAGCGTGAATTCGTAAACCACGATTTTTTTTTGTCCGCTGGCATGAACGAGTTCTTGCCCAATGCCGAGCAACTGGCAGACGTATGGCAGCGGCTATGGCAAGCCAGCGACCAGTTTCAAACAAAAAAGAAGGACATCTTAAAGTCGATTCTTGGCGAGATAAGGTCTTCAATTGGTTGAGTGATTTCGATGCCGATTGCTTATTTTTGTGTAATGGAGAGCATTCGCAGTTCGTTGATTTGATGGCCACAGGCACGATTAACGACTTTGTACGACTCCTAAAAC